TTGCCAGTGCTCGTCCAGTTACCGACCGAAACATCGGTAAGACCTGCAAGAATAGCCGCTATCTGCTTATTTTCCATCCTCGCGAGGTCCTTGGCTCCATCCTGCACCTGAATCTGCATTATATTGAATTTCGACTTCAGCTCAGCCTCTGTCGAAACCACCAGGTGCACGACGTTCTTCCAGCACTCGAAGTCAAGGTCGACAAATGACGCGGCATTTATTCCCGCCTCAACATTCTCAGGAACCTGCTCGGTACCAGCAAGAGACGTCCCTATCGGTATATGTGCTATGATCTCGTTACCAAGGTCGAAGACCCTACAAAGCTTCCTCAAGTTGTACTGAGGCCTAGCCAGTCCCAGCATCTCCTCGACGAAGACCTGCGCGGTCATCGCATTGGTGACATTTCCCTTAACTATAATTCCAGCCATGTTTCTCCCTCCTAGTGGTGAATGAGGATCTCCACCTCAGTCGCGGCCGACGCAGCAGCAGAGATAACCACACCAACTACCATCTGGGAGTTGTTCGTAGTTTCCACAACTACGACCAGCGAAGTACCGTCGCACTTGACGGCCTGTCCCTGAGCGAGTGCGGCACCTGCAGTCTTCTTTGCCATAACGCAGCCCTGCACCATCACCTGTGCTTCTTTCTGTACGGCCGAAGTAGCCGTCTGGGTATTGAGTGCAATGCCGTGAGGCGCTACACCATCAGAACCAGAAGGTCCCCATCCGTCAGTATCGTAGAACACTACCGCACCGGCCGATATTGCGGTGTTAGTCTTAGTAACACCCTTTAAGACCAGGCACGGATATCCATCCCTAGTAATTTCTCCAACAGCCATTCAAATCACCTCAATCTACTTGAGGGCATCCTCATGCCCAAAGTACTCCTTTCGCAAAGCCCTCATCTTCGCCTCAGTATCACTGAGATTGCGTTCTGCCTCACTCGGCTGAACCCCAGCAGTTTTCGGCTTGGGTTCTCCAACCGGAGGCTGAACAGACAGACTCTTGACATCCTCACTGAGAACATCTAACTCTGCCTTCGAGAGCTTATTCAGTCGTTCAACTAACTTATCCTTATCCTCCACTTTTGAAAGCCCCTTGGCTATCCTCTCATCAACAATGGCGGACAAAACCTTGTCCTTCTCCAGCTTGTCAATGTCAGACAACCTCTTCGAGAGCTCCTCAACTTTCAGCTTGAGATCTGCATTCCCCTTCTCCAAAAGTGCCTTCTCCCCCTTCAGAGTTTCTAACTCCTTGGAAAGAGTCGCCACCTTTGGGTCAGGCTGCGTCCCAGCTGGGGGATAGGCTTCCTCTTCTATTTTCTTTTCGCCTTCACCCGGATTCGGCATTAACGTTTCACCTATATCTATATCAGCGTACTAAGTATATATAGTGACAATGAGGGGTATGGAATTTCATTTCTCCATAATCGTTTGAACAATTTCATCACTCTTAACTCTTAACCCCTTATTCTTTGGAGATGGTCTCATGGCCAATATTTGGAGGATACCCTTTCTTGTCAAATGCTCCCCATGCTTAAACCTTTTAACAACCTCTAAAAACCATTGCTTATTCTCCCCTTTAATAAAACTAGTCATCATATGGCAATTCTCAATACCACTAATCCTTAGGAAATGTGGTCTTAACGCACTAGTTACACTTATACCCAGGAGCTCCTCTTGCAATACTTTTAACTCCTCTTGCGATCCTCTAATCTCACAATAAGGGCTTATTCTAATACCTAACTTAACCCTATCGTTCTTGATAACTTGCACTCCGCAAATTATCCTGTTTAATATCACTCTACTATTGAACGATATCAGCAATCGTGCACACCTCACAAGCTGGACTAGCTACTATATTCACTCTATCATACTCCATAATCTTCTTAACAATATGCCTAGTGTTATCAACCAACACCTCAATCTCTACAGAAAATCCAACATAATTCCCATCCTCAATCTCCTTCTGTTTAGACAAGGTATTAATTATTGTATCTACCACTATGGTATCATTCTCAAACTTAATACTCTCCACAACCCCATCATCATCTTCAAGTTCATGGGGGCCCACACATACAGAGATGCCAATAACTCTCTCTGGTCTATCCCTAACAACCTCAGGTGAGAACCATTCTCCATTCCAAACACCATACGAGAAGGCAGATCCAATTACATGAAACTTTCCATCAGTCTTCTTACCAAAGTTGCTAACACTTAACATCATTCTACCTTTAATAATACCCTCATTCTTTGTTAAAGTAGACTTACCCACAACTACCTTCGACCACTTCCAACTATTAACATTCTCCTTCTCTCTAACCATCTCATAAGTGCCTACTAACACCTTCCCTAAAAAGTTGAACCTCTTACACAGGGGCGTATCATCCAACACTATAACTTTCCCCTCATCTTTCCTTTCCATCCAAGCTAACAAACTCGTCTTATTCTCACTAGACATCGGCGATAAGAACTCTGGACCTTTAATTCCCTTATTTATTGACCCTTTGGAATATGGCCTCCTAACAAAACCCTTACTATCCCCTGTGGGTTCCTTTGTCAATACCATCATTTCATCCCCTATGAAAAGGTCCCAATGACTGGTACTCTCCTTCCACCAATGATGGCTCAAGGTAAAATCCTTCAACTCCTCTTTTATCTTGGTAAGAGTCTCTATCTCAAGATAATTGACCACACCTTCCACCACATGTGGGTGAATTAACTTCGCAAAGTATTTACATCCTTCCCTTTCTAAAAGAACATTTACCCCACCATATTGTTCCACTATCTTAAACCTGGTAGAGAGTTTCTTGACATACTCTCCCCTAACCTTTAACCTCTCTCCTCTATTCTCTAACTTCCACCACTGATACTCCAAAGGTACTCTATCCCTCTCCTCTTTAGACAAACAACTCATACCCATCTTGGGAATAAACTCCTCTTTAATTGCCTCTTGACTAAGCACATACGGGGTGTCTATTTCGATCACAGCCCATTTAGCATTTTCAAGCTCAATAGTCCCAAAGAGAAACCTCTCTTTATCTACCTGTTCAACTTTCGTCATACGGAATAGTTGCTCGTCCAACCAAAACTCCCTAAAGATATCATTAGATACCCCCCACTCCAACTTCCCACTCTTCTTATCATTCGTAGTATCTCTTAAGAGTTGAATCTTCTGGTCCCCTAACAATAACCCCTTATCATTTGCCTCATAACACTGGGGCTTCTCCTCCTCAAAATCCACCATTTTATGCAAAATCCCGGAACTTTCAGCCATTTCTAATGCCTTTTTCAAATTCCACTGAAATTCTGACGTCTTATCAACTATCATCATTTCACTTAATCTAACCTTCTCAGGATATTTGTACACCCCACAGGTATTTATAATAATCCTTTCTCCAGCATTTAAGGATAATGTAGTATTTACCTTCCCCACAAAGGCTAAATTCTCAGATTTTATGTCCTTTGGGTCAGTTTCTACGGATTTATCTCTCTCAAAGTAGACATTATACCCACCATCTACCTTCTCCAAGACATTTCCAACGAAATCAGGAGATTTCTTAAACCCAATCTCCTTATTCACGAGATGGAAACCATCCTCCCTACCCAAATAGGACAACATACTCTCCTTACTTCCGAAAACAATCGCCCCATCTGTATTGCAACAGGGCAACCCCTTAAACTCCCTACCCAAAAGATCCAACCTCTCAACAAATCCCTTGTTATGGATGCCCTCCCCCCACCAAATAACATCCAGTAGCTGAACCACAAGCTTAATATCTTCTGTTAGGATCATGGGTTCTGGACCTTTTAACATCCCCTCAACTTTCATCTCACTATCCTTAGAATAAATAACCCCCTCTAACATCATCTCTTTCTGCACCCTGGATAGGAGCATATTAACAAAACAGGGTAACTTATGTGAAAGATTAACCCCCTGCTCATTCCAAACGAACACCTTATTATCCACCTTGTGTACCTGTACCCTAACCCCCCTCTGCAGCTTCTGCACAACAATATTCTCCCCAAATGTCTTGGTGGCTAAGATCCCCACTCCAAACACACTTTCCTTAACCTCGGGAAATTTGAAGAACACCCCAGGCTTCACTACATCTCCATTATCAGTCATCGTTTTAATCTGAGGTGTCCTACTAGGAAATTCTGCATGAAACACCGGTATGTAACTCCCTGGCATATGTGCAGTATAAACCCTACAGGGCCATTTAATCATCCCGCATATTTGGGCCTCTAATCCCTCAATCACAACTTCCACAGGCCCAGACGTCTTCCCCTTATTAACCAACTCTCCATCCAGAGAAATAAAATCCTTTACCTTAAAGCCCTTTACCCTCTCTAACACAGTCTCCAGTGTAATAAATGCCTCATTCGTCCTTATTTCCTCTCTCTCATTCTTCTTGGGAAGAGTTAATTGATCCAACTCATCCTTTATACCATGCTCCAATCCCAATACTTCCATTCTACCCACTACCAACTTATGAGTATTAAAGAAGTCATCCTTCGTCCAACTATATCCATCACTAACAAACTTATCATTTTTCCATTGAGCAAAAGCCTTGTGCAATTCATGATGTATCATCATTACTTGTCCTTCATCTAAAGAGTTGACAGTCTCCACCAAACCCAACGTTAATTTCATTAAGCTCCCTCCTCATCATCCACAGGCTCATCATCTTCAGGCTCATCATCTTTACTGTCCACCGGCCCTCCAGGCGTTCCATCATCAGCTGGACTGCCATCCTCTGGTATTGGTCCACCACCACTCTTCGGCGGCAATGTTTGAGGACTCTTCATATACTGCTCAATATTCATTATATCAAACATCTCTTCTTTTGTCATCATACCATTAACACCGGCATATGTACATGCCCTTAACAATTGATAGTCAATAGGCGCAGCATTTGTCCACTGATGCTTAACCCTATATACAAATGGATCATATCCCATCTTGCGAACTATGAGATCATACCACTGTTTTTCCAATGCCCTTCTCAGATACAATTGCTCAAATCCAATGGGCCCATCATACAATGCTATTAAAGCCGCTTCCAAAGATGCTCTCATGGTAGTCTTCTCCCTACCAAGTAACATCTTAGGTATTCCCCAATTTCCTATAATCTCCTCATCTACCTTTTCAATCGCCTTAATAATGGCATTCAAATCAGGCTTAAGATCAACTACCTTCGCCTCAATCTTCTTATTGTAGACGACTGACTGCCCCGGCTTCAACTGGTCCTTAAATGCATTCATCGCCTTAGTCTTTTCCTCCTGCCCACGTATATCTGCAGTATCCATTTGGAAAAGACCAATGGGCGCCCAATGTCTCTTAGATGCCTCCTTCAAGTCCCTCTCATATAACATCTTGGACTTAATGGGATTCATCACAGTCATAATGGACGATATACCCTCTTGATCTAACTCTAGAGAATCCAACGTGAAATATAGTACTTCATCCGGTGTTAATGTCCTCTCTCCTATATTCGACTTATATACAAAGTGGTCAATAGCCAAAGTCTCTGGATTAACTATCGGATGTATATTATTAGATATCAAAGGCACTAAGCTTGCAATATTCTTCTGTCCATCCGGTGCAATTTCCCAAGCACACTTACCCCACACCTGCCTCTTAACTACAGATGTATACAACACATTATCTAGATTAACCACCCTATTAATCTTATCCACCATCTCTTTAATCTTTTCACATATACTTAGTTTGGGTCCAGTAACCTCTGTCTGAAACCCCTTCCTAACCGTATAGAAACCAACTGACGTTATACTCCTTCTGACAATAGACACCTTCCTAAAAGCATCATACACACTATTAATAGTAATATCCTCATTACTAGCATCACTTCTAAGCATCTCTTCCATTGACCAGTAGACAGTATTACCTAAGGCCCTCTCAGGATAAATTCCTCTAATCCTCTGACTTAAACTCCTTTGCATTACAACTTCAGCCATTCAAACATCTCCCTTTTAAAATGTAACATACACTGGGACTTCCCTTACACCCTCTAATGCATTTTCTGGCTTCAAATACCAACAAAGATTAACTACTGCATCTGCAACATCCTTCGACCCGCTCTTAGGGTGATCGATCTTCATTCCTCTAATCAACTCAACACTCTTCATCTCCTCTAAAAACTTCTCATTAGACACATACTCCACCCTCCCCGAGTATGCAGACTCTTTAAATGAGGTATAATGCTCCAACCCCACATGATTCTGCAACACTTCAACTCCATTCTCTCTAATTTGTTGCAAAGTCTCGGGAAAGTTCCAAATATCAGTAATAAAAGCTACTAACTCGCATTTTGTCATCACACTAAGTATAAATTGCTTAATTTCAGTAGCATCCACCTCTTTAATCTCATCCACATTCTTCCTAACTGGCTGAAAATCATGTATCATATCAATAATAGGTATATCTCTTATAGGGTCCACGTGTCCTAAAGCCATACCAAAACTATCGTTCTTAACTGCGGGGTCCCCAGCCATCATATAAGGAACACCAGGCAACCCTCTCCACTCTGGATTTATGACAGCTCTACCCGTAGCAGGATCCTCTCCAATCTGATTCCTAAACCTAGACGAGATACAGTTATCCAACCGATAAGGCTCCTTAAAGAAGGCCTCAATAGCCGCTGAGGGTACTGCCCCCCAATCTCTCCAAGCAGTCTCTGGATTTCTTATAAACTCCTCCTCTAAACTCTCAAAGGTAATAGTCGGATTCATCTCCCAAGTAGGCAACTTTCTACAATACCATCCAGGTTGATTCTTCATCTGGGTATACAAATCCATAGCATAGTCATGTACATACATGGGAGAGGTAATAATAACCTTCCGCCCATCCTTTCTAAACGTTTTTACTGACCTTGAAAGAGTATCATACACCATCGATGCCGAAGAATTACCACCAGTATCCTTAAACCGAGACAATTCATCGAAACCCACAGCTAATATGGTTTTACCAGCCAGCGAAGCGCTATTACTATGCTCACTTCTAATGATTACCCTACCATCCCTCGTTGGGAAGATAAACTCGTTATAATGTTCTACGACTGGCTGATTCTGAAACCACGGGCTATTAGCTATTCTCGCCTTAACTGAAGCGAACACGGTGTCCTTCGCCTGTCTATCAGACGTCGCTACATTTATGAGAAATATTTCTGTACCAGCAGGCAGTCCATAGAACTTATTCGGAGTGCCCCTCGAAATCATTTTAAAGGCCTCATAGCACATGACAATGGAGGCTATGGTAGTTTTCCCTGACCTCATTCCACAAATTAATACCATATTCTGGTTCCCAGGCTTGTAAAAATCAGTCAATATCTCTATTTGTTTAGGATACAACCATCCAATCCCCAGGTGCTTCTTAACGAAGTACATAACGTCATCGTACGCACGCAAATCGTCAATCATTAGCGAACCCAAGGGATTCCCACTCATTATGCTATCCTCAGATTTCCACCCTGTAACGAACCAGCTCCCGTTAAATTTATACCAAGAGTCGCTCCACCACTTACATCGCTCTTAGACGTGTTATTCATTACAAAGTTTCCAGTTCCAGCCTCATCAACAGAATACTTGTGCTTATTTGCGGCCTTCCCTGACACGGAATTACCATCTACTATTATAGTGGTGCCACCAACTAACTTCAC